GGTTTGCACCGAAGATGCAAGTCTTTGAATCTGGTGAAGTACAGGATATGTGTGGAGAGGATGTATCATTCTGTCTGGATGCAAAGGAAGCAGGATTTGAGATTTGGTGTGATCCTCGCGTCAGAGTTGGTCACGAAAAGACTCGTGTGATCTGATATGACACAGGAGTATTATACAATTCTCCATAGGGGTGAAGTTCTTTATAAGGACTTGACTGAGATTGAATACTTTGATAAACTTACAGACCTAGCAGAGGACTTCTACTCTACTGGGTCTCCGAATCCATCGGAACTTGATACTAAAATTACTACAGGTTAATTATGGCACGCTCTAAAACTGGTCTTAATGGACAAACATTCGTTGAATCCAAACCGAAGAAAACTCGTCAAGGATCCGGAAAAAACACGAAGTACGCCGCGTCGTCTCGCAACACTGCCAAGAAAGTCTATCGCGGACAAGGCAGAGGTTAATACATTGAGGGGCATCGACCCCTCTTTTTTAATAAATACCTAAAACCAGATTGATGCAATGAAAACATATAAACAGTTTTGTACTGAGTCATATTCATCTAGAGAGAATGTTCAAGAAGCATTACCTCTTGTAGTAGCAGGGGGATTAAAATTAGGAAGTATGGCATTGGGTGCTTACTCTGCTTATAGAGCAGCAAAAGATCTTAAGAAGGGTAACTATAAAGGTGCTGCATTAAATGCCCTAGGTGTTTTACCTGCTGGTGGTACAGCATTCAAGGCAGCACGAGCACTTGGTGCTGGTAAAAATCTTGCCAAAGGTGCTTCTGCTCTTCAAAGTACTGCAAGATGGTCTTCACCTGCTAGAAATCAGGTCTATACTTCTGCAGGTACTACTGGCACTAATATTGTAAAAGATACTGCAAAAACATTACAAAAAGCAAATCAAAATACTCGTGTCAGAACAGGATATTAAAATAAATATCAATAAGGGATAGTAACCCCTCTAAAAGTTCTTCTATATCAGGAGATAAAATGGGTAATTCACCTGTCGATAGAAATTCTAACTACATGAAAGAAATGTGGGGAACCACAAGACTTGTTACTGACTACTACCAAGGTGAAAAAATGAACGATTTTCTTGACAATCTAGGTAATCATCAGCATCAAAAGATGCTTCGTGAGATTGCTAATGATGATATAACACCTAAAAAGCACGATTCTAAGCAACAGAATGAATTATATGAAAAAATTCATGATGATGAAATAGAATCTACCTATGGTCAAATTTCTGAATAGTGGATATAAATAAATTCAGAAAAACCAACCATTTCAATGCCTAGCAAGAGGGTTTCCAGAGCATTTAAGGATATTAGTTTCGCATTTGATCCACATCCTGTGACGAAAGACCTTCCTGTACTCATTAATGAGCGTGCAATCATTAGATCTATACGCAATTTAGTCGAAACAATACCTACAGAACGCTTTTTTAACTCTGACTTGGGGTCTGATATTCGCAGAAGTCTCTTTGAGTTCGTCGATGTCGCCTCAAGTCGTGTTATTAGGGATCAAATACGTGAAACAATCTTGTTTTATGAGGATAGAATTGAAAACTTAAAGGTTCAAGTCAATCCACAACCTGATGATAACAGTTTTGATGTAAATGTTTTCTTTGATATTGTAGGTTTAGATTATCCAACCCAGTCATTCTCATTCATATTAGAGGCAACACGATAAACAATGCCTTTTACTCAGTTTACTAACTTAGATTTCGATCAAATTAAATCAGAAATCAAAGCATATCTCCGTTCTAATTCAAATTTTACGGATTTTGACTTTGAGGGATCTAATTTTTCGATATTAATTGACACCTTAGCATATAATACGTACATTAATGCGTTCAATGCTAACCTTGTAGTCAATGAATCATTCCTAGATGGTGCAACAGTACGCGAAAATGTCGTATCACTAGCACGAAACATTGGTTACGTGCCTCGCTCTGCAAGCGCCGCTAAGGCAAACGTAACCTTTTCAGTCCCTACCACTACCAGTAGCGGTTTTATTACCGTTGAAGCAGGTCTGGTGTGTGTTGGAGGGCAAGATAATAGTTCATATCGCTTTTCACTACCCGAAAAAGTCACTGCAGCAGTGGTTAATGGTGTAGCACAGTTCGGAACAGAACAAAAACCAATAGAACTTTTTCAAGGAACTCTTCTTACACGTCAATTTGTCACTGATACATCTATAGATCAGCGTTTTATCCTTGATAATCCAAATATTGATGCTTCAACCATTAGAGTAAACGTTTCTAATGTTGGTGAAGCAGGCACTGGTAGAGATTTTAGTAGAGTTGACAATATTTTAAACATTGATAAGAACTCAGAGATCTATTTGCTCCAGGAAGTTCAAGATGAGAGGTATGAATTACTGTTTGGTGATGGATATTTTGGTAAAAAGTTGGAAAATGGCAAACTTATCTCTGTAAGTTACATTGTTACTGATGGTGAAGCAGGAAATGGACCTTCCGTCTTTGAATTTCAAGCAAATCTTACAGATCAGACAGGTATTAGAGTAATTCCTAGTGGATCAGTACCCGTTACAACCATCCAGAAGGCGATGAACGGTGGCGGAATTGAAGATGTGTCTTCTATTAAGTATTTCGCCCCAAGACTGTACTCAGCGCAATATAGAGCGGTTACATCAAGAGATTATGAGGCAATTATTGCTTCGATTTACCCAAATACAGAGTCTGTTGCAGTTGTTGGTGGTGAAGAATTAGTACCACCACAGTTTGGTACCGTTCAAATCAGCATAAAACCCAAGAATGGCACATATGTCTCTGATTTTGATAAGAGAAATATTCTGAATAAGATTAAGCAGTACTCAATTGCAGGTATTAATCAAAAAATTATTGATCTTAAGGTTCTTTATGTTGAAATTGAATCTAATATCTATTATAACTCCTCACAGGTTGCTACTGTTGATGGTTTAAGGACTAATATTATTGATAGTCTTACAAAATACTCTAAAGATGTTGATATGAATCGTTTTGGTGGAAGATTTAAGTATAGTAAGGTTCTTCAACTAATTGATCGCGTTGATACTGCAATTACTTCTAACATCACTAAGGTGAAAATTAGAAGAGATATGAAAGTATTGGTTAATCAGTTTGCTCAATACGAAATTTGCTTTGGCAATAGATTTAATGTAAAACCAAATGGACTGAATATTAAATCTACAGGATTTAAAATTGTCGGTGATACTTCAACGGTGTATATCACAGATTTACCAAATGCAGACCTTAAGAGTGGAGTTGTTTCCATAGTTAAGATTGGCGCTAATGGAATAAAAACTGTTGTTGCCAAAGAAGCAGGTGTAGTTGATTACATAAAGGGGGAGGTTATTCTTAATACTATCAATATTGTTGAAACTGAAAAACCAAATAATATTGTTGAGATTCAAGCTTTCCCAGAATCCAATGATGTGGTTGGTTTAAAAGATCTTTACCTCAGTTTTAGCGTTTCAAGTAGTACAATAAATATGGTTAAAGATGTTATTGCATCTGGTGAAGATATTTCTGGCGTGTCTTTCACAAGAGACTATTATACTTCAAGTTATTCCAACGGAGATCTAGAGAGGAAATAAAATATGTCGCAATTTGAGAAGAGAGTGCAACTCAATAAAATTATTGAGAGCCAACTTCCAGAGTTTTTAGTTGCTGATTTTCCAAACGCCATAGAATTTTTTAGACAATACTATTTGTCTTTAGAACATCAGGGCGGTAGTGTAGATCTTGTCGATAATCTTGATCGATATATCAGAGTAGATAATCTCGTTCCAGAGGTTGTTGTAGGTGAGACATCGCTTACAGGAGATATTACATCTTCTCAAGATACTATTCAGGTAACTTCCACAAAAGGATTTCCTGACGAGTATGGTCTTTTACAAATTGGTGATGAAATTATCACCTATAAATCAAAGACTGCTACTTCTTTCAATAGTTGTGTTCGCGGATTCAGTGGAATCTCTGGATATGATATAGGAATTTCTAATATTCTCAGCAATGTAAACAGTCAGAATATTGTTTTTAGTGAAACTTCTGCATCCGCCGCGGCCAATGGATCAGTAGTAAAGAACTTAAGTGTTGTTTTCTTACAAGAATTTTATAAAAAATTAAAAAAAACCTTTACTCCGGGTCTGGAAGAGTATGATTTTGTTTCTGATTTAGATGTTGGAAACTTTATCAAGCATGCAAGAAACTTTTATCAATCAAAGGGTATTGCAGAATCTATTAGAATTCTTTTCAAAGTTCTTTATGGTGTTCATGCTGAAG